GCCTATTATAAAAAAAAGGACGAAAAAAGAAGTCCGGCTATCATTATTGGAGGGGTGTGCTTTGGGATCATTATTATACTAATCCTAATTATTGCGCTATGAATAAGCAAGACCTTTGGAACCGGAGCACCGCAAACGGGATGCGGGAGATGACTGAAGAGAGGTTTTATCAGGCGTTGGATGAACTGACCGTTCCGGCAACGGAAAGAGAAAGACAGATTGTAATAGGAGCCATGAAATTCGCTCGTAAGCACCCTGATAACGGGATTACGCAATTTTTCAAATCTGAATCATTTAAGTCTATCCCTCCTATTTCACCTGATCGGGTTACGATTACGGAGAGAGAAAGGATGATTGCAGAATTGATTGAACCCGTCTTAGTCAAAGCAGGAGATGACAGAGTAAAACTGGGATGTAACTTACAGCCACCGCCATTTGATTGTCGGGTGGTTGCTGAGGTTCAGTATCAAAAAATGATGGCTATTATTCGGTCTATCCCTCTTGCCTCAACTTTTGAGCAGGAACTATCTCAATTTGTTACGAAAGAAAAAGAAAGACTTTGGGAAATTATACCAGATGCAACCGAAGTTGAACAAATGTGCCCAACACTGCCATTTGAAATTTTCATGAAGATTAGGAATTTAGGGGAATATATGGGAGTTGAAACTGTTGAAGATAAAATTGAACAACTATTGAAAGGGAAACAATGAACCAACATTTACAAGTAAAATATTTTAACGAACCGGGGTCAGATAATACGGAAATGGTTAATCTTTTCCTGAAAGAAATTTGTAAAAGAGTCGAGTCTGTAACTCCGTTTTACAACCCTGTACTGGGAATGGTGAATTATGTTGTTATATATTGGTGTTAAAATGAAGGAGTAAAGCCATGAAGATAATAAAAGTCGAAAATTGTGTGGGTTGTTTATATGCAAAATCTAATGGATTTTTGGGAGGTGCTTGCTGTTCGGTAGAAAAAATAGACTTTATCCCATTAATGGGTATTCATCCCAGTTGTCCTCTTCCTGACTCTCCGGTCGAGATCAGCCGGGAAGGATGGATTCCGGTAAGCGACACAAAACATAGGCCAGTGATTACCGAAATCAGCAATAACACTTTCCAGATAAACGTTCTGGTCGGTGGTGGTGAAAAAGGCGTTCGGCAATACACTCAAAAATCATCCAGTAGAGAAGAATTGGCAATCTTCTTTGAAGAAGATTCTGAACTTAAACATAGTGGATTTACCCATTGGCAACCGTTACCGGAGCCACCAAAGGAGGGATAACAGTGGTAATAATATTATAACAAATGGCAGTCTTTGGACACAAGTCGTGGGGGAGTGAGAACCATAGCACAGGATTAGTTACCCACCAAGTAACTGGGAGGTTCTTTGCTTTTTGTTTGTAACGTGATATATCAGTAATCCCCTCCCAACCGGAGGGATAAAAGGAGAAACATGAAAAAAACCAAATTCAAATGTATAATCTGCGGAAAACTGACTTCAGGTAGGATTCCAAGACAAGGAAGGGAAATTGGGGATAGATCATTGCGCTATCCACGAAAACACAAAGTTAACGGGAAACCCTGTAAAGGGAATCTATACGAGGCAGAGTGGGTTGATATTGAGATTAAGACAAAGGAGGGCTAAATGAATACATCAGAGCTACAAAAAATCCATAGAAGCCTGAGCCGGCTGATCGAAAAGTTGGAGAAGGAGGAGGCAACGCTAAGGCCTGAGCTCGACCACGTGGAGAGGTCTGATCTATATTATGCTAAATTCGACCTAAAATCAGCATTAGGAAAATTAACAAGATTTATTAAAAAACTGGAGGACAAATGAAAAAACTACTCTTACTTTTCGCCCTGCTCCCGATAGGGTTGATGGGGCAAACAGACACAAAGACGCTTTATACCAGTTCAGGCTCATGGAATATGTCAATGGCTCAAATAAAAGATCCATCCATTCACGAGGAACCTTCTAAGACCGACACCGTTGCAGTCTGGATTGATTGTGCCGATACAACAGGCAGACGGATTGCGTATAACGTGAGTGTGAATGGGTACATAATCAAAAAGGTTACGGGCCATTATTGGGGAAGTCCTGAACCAAACGCAGACGGGACGGTTTATGCTATTGCCGTTGAATATCCGATCTGGGAAATTATCGGGTACCTCGATTCATTCAAACGCCCGCTTACCGGGTATCTGGTTTGGAAAACAAAAGAAATTAACTCAAAATAAATTATCATGAAAAATTCTGTAAAAATTATCATTGGCGTATTGGTCGCTGTAACTCTTTTCTTTTCGGGTTGGGGAATCCCGAAGACCATTGAAAATTTAAAGGACAAAAAACAGGCCGTTCAGGACTCGATCACTGAGCTGAACCAGCTCCTCCGGGAGCAATTTCAGATTAACCAGACAACGGTTTACGTCTTGGATTCCCTGTCACGGTCGGGCGACAGCCTGTTGTGGCAGAATAAAAGGGGTGAAAAGTGCATGATTAAAGTGACGAAAAAATGACCGTCACAGTCGAATTTAAACGGGGCAAATGGACGATCACGGATTGCTTTGAGAACATCACTCAGCGAACCCTTGACCTGAAGATTGCCCGGATGGTAAAGAAAGGTTACACTTACAAAATACTGAAAGAGAAATGAGTTTAGACGTTTATTTGAACAGGAAAAGGTATTTAAGTTACGATGAAGGTAAAACTTATATCGAAGATGACGAAGAGGTTTATTGGGCGAACATTACCCATAACTTAGGGAGAATGGCAGCGGAAGCAGGGATTTATGGAATACTTTGGAGGCCGGAGGAAATTGGTAAAACGAAGGCTGGTGAAATTGTTGAATTACTTGAAAAAGGCTTGGCTGATTTGAAAGCAAGACCTGACTATTTTGAGCAATTTAACGCTAAAAACGGTTGGGGAATGTATGAGCATTTCGTTCCATTTGTAGAAAAGTATCTGGAAGCCTGTAAAGAATATTCTGATGCCATTATTCATGTATCCAGATAAATATCAAAATGAAACCCCTCCTCCTCATCCTATTCCTATCTCTGCCCTTTTCCGCTCAATCCCAAATCACCTGGGATCAGTACAAGCGAAGGACACAGATAACGGTCGGGACCATAAATATTGCTTACTTCATTTATAACGACAAAAAGCAGTATATCCCTCTGAAGACCCAAAAGTGGCTCAACTGGTGCGCTTTTGCCCCAACTATTGGGGTTACGGTCTATAAAACGATCGAATGGAAGCACCTGCAAAAACCGAAAAACTGGTACAATACAAAAATCGAAAGAAAATTTAACATTAAACTATTGAAAATTCAAAATTAAATTGTACATTTGACCTATGCGAATTTTCTCCTTTGAATATGGCGATGAAGTCCGAATAACCCGGACAAACCTAAGAGGAACCGTCCTTCGAGTCGGTGGTGGAAACGCTGTGATCCAGATACGGGATGTCTATAAAACGGCTATATGCTTTCCGCTTTCACGTCTTCGACATTTGGATTCCTTCGGGGTTATCGCCTTGAGGCAAGGGAGAAAGAAACTGAAAGAACTTAAAAACAAAATAAAATACTACTTATGAAATTAGAGCAATTTGCTACTGACATTGTTTCCGAAGGAAACTTTATTAAGGCATCTTTCGGAGGTTTTCAGGGATCGGGTAAAACCCTTACATCCTGCAAGTTTATTGTAGGATGTTATAAAAACCTGAAGCTATCACAGGATAAACCCCTGCTGATGATCGACAACGAAAAGGGATCAAGATTTCTGATCCCGTATTTCAAAAAGGAACTCCCGAAATTAAGGGTTATTGTAAAACAGACCGAAGAATTGGCCGACATCCTTGAGTCGTTCCGGTATCTCCATAACGGAGAGATTTCGTTCCTGTTTATTGATTCCCTGACGAAAGTATGGTATCAGTACATTAATCAATACCTTGACGGGTTTGGGTACAATGGCGACCGGAGAAAAAAAGCTTTTATGACCCTGAATGATTGGGGTAACGTTATTCCGGCATGGCGTGAAAAGTTTTCAAAGTCTTTTGTTGATACCGTTGGGAATATTGTCTTTACCGGGCGTGGAGGTCATACTTATGAAATGGAAGAGATCGAGGAAAACGGAAAAACCAAAAAGGCTTTTGTTCAGTCCGGGGTCAAAATGAAAACCGAAGGCGAAACTCCTTACGAAACCGATCTTAATGTCTGGATGGAAATGAAGCAGGAAATTGTCGCGGGTCAGGCTACGGTTTGGCGTGAGGCTTTTATCCTGAAAGACCGTTCCAATACTATTGACGGCATGACGTTTAAGAACCCTGATTTTGATTCGTTTAAGCCTGTTATAGATATGATCTTCGGACTTCAGACCGGGAAAATCAGCAAGGAATCTGATACAACGAACATGGCCCCGAAAGAAGAATATGGCTATCAGGAGAATAAGAAGAAAAAGGAAATTGCCCTTGAGAAGATCCAAAATGAACTATTGAAACTTCAGCTTGGAACATCGGTTTCCGACAAGGCATTGAAAGTTAAAATCATTGAACGGTTTTTTGGAACAAGTGCGTGGACTGAAATCGAAGGCATGAAAATCGAACGCCTTACTGAGAAACTTCCGCAGATTGAAGAGTTTGTCAGTCTTTGGGCCCAACAGGAAGATAAGGCAAAATTCATTACTGCCTATCAGCCTTCTTTGTTGGTTTCGACCTATGAGATTATCCCAGGCGTAAACGATCAAGGCCATGAATAGCTACCACAACACAACCAACGAACCCGACCCCAAACTTTTTGAGGTCAAAGCACGAACCCAGGATCAGATCGTGCTTGAGATTTTCCGCAAGCATCCTGACCTGACCGCTTCGGAATGCCACAAACTCTATCCTGACTTCAGGGTTCCGCTAACTTCGATACGGAGGTCAATAACCAATCTGGCAACAGATGTATGGATGAATGTTCCTAAACAGCAAAAATTTCGTTGGGTTCATGGTGAACAACCAGAAGAATTTGAAGTTAGTTTTTTGTTTCAAACGGCTAAACTTCAGAAAACCAACGTCAAGCGTATCGGTATTTACGGCAGGAATGAGTATGCGTACAAAATTATTAACAGGTTGTAACATGGAACAATTAACCTTAAAAATGGTCGCTGAAGAATTTGGTTTTCCTATTGAAAAATTAGGCGATTTACCGATTCAAGTTATTTCGATAGATGCAGAAATTGCCGAAAAGATAAAAACAAGGAACTCTAAACTTACGCCCTGGATTGAAAAATACAAATGTTCTCAGGAAGCTACTGTTTCTATAAAATTCAGAAAAAATTTTCCTCCTGAATTTTATGAAGAAAATTCTAATGTCAAGTAACAATCTATTGAAAAAATACCTATCTTAGCATTGTTCTAAGTCATCATAAAATGAAAGTATTAAAGTTTTCCGGTAAAAGGATCGTTACTCCGAAAGGAATACGGGGCTGTGATGCGCCCGAACAACTCCTGACTGCCGGAATTACTTTTTTTGCCATGAGTAAAAAGAAACAACCTCCGCTTAATATCTGGAATGATATTGAAAAAACATGGAGTATGCGGCTTGATATTGTATTTGAGGGAAGTATGATTGTTGGCATTCATAATTCTGACATTGAAGATGTTATATCTTCAATAGATATGTTATGTAGGAAACTTCAGATTTATAAATCAGAAATGGAAGTCATTTACAAAAATAGACCTCCTGAAAAAAGATCGTTGATTGCTACATATATATATTTGATCCGAGATAATAATACCGGATTGGTGAAAATAGGAAGGAGTATTGATCCTTCATTAAGAGAAAAAACTATACAATCAGAAAATCCGAACTTGGATCTTTTTTGGATTAGTCCAATTACACAACCGAAAACGGAAAAGAAATTACATATTATTTTAAAAGATAAACGGATAAGGGGTGAATGGTTTGATTTAACAGACGGTGATATTGAAATCATAAAAACCTATCATTATGCCACTTCGTAATCAGCCATACCTACCTCTTTATGTTCAGGACTTCCTAACTGATGAAAAACTGAATGAATGTTCCGCACAGTCAACCGGGGTTTATATCAAAATTATGTGCCTGATGCACAAGTCAGACGAGTATGGTACAATTTTGCTTAAGCAAAAGGATAAGCAAAAATCAAGCAACATTGAAAATTTTGCTTACAAGTTGCTTAAACATTTGCCGTTCTCTTTTGAAGTTATTACGGATTCAATAACTGAACTTGTAAACGAGAAAGTTTTAACCATCGAAGGGGATAAACTTTTCCAAAGGCGTATGGTTAAAGACAATATGATAAGTGAGAAGAGGGCTTTATCAGGTAGTGAGGGAGGTAAACGTACTCAGTTTGCTAAAGCAAAAGTTAAAGCAAAACCTAAAGCAAAAGTTATAGCAAACACTGAATATGAAATTGAAGATGAAAATGAAAATGAAAATAAAGATACTATTGAAGATAGAATTTTAAGATTTACCGAAAAAGTAAAATCAATCAATCACGGTTTTACCAACGGTCAACTCGAAGCCTTTTTAAAATACTGGACTGACCATAACCCCGGAGATAAAAAATGCCGATGGGAAAAAGAGAAGCAGTTTTATTTTGCCAGTCGGATAGCGACTTGGAAAACCAACGACAAGAAATTCAGTAAGCCTGAACCCGACAAACAGGCTGTTGACGATTACATAAAAAAACACACCGCATGATACAGCGAATAATTTTAGGTTCAATATTGTTAGAATACGGAATCCATGATCTGATTATTCCACTTTTGAAACCGGAATACTTTGAGGCAAAGAACCGATATTTGTTTGAGTTGATGCAGGAGATGTACCGGAAATCAGAAAAGATTGACTCCGTTACGGTTTATAAAAAGATTGGTAAGCAAGGAAAGTGGACGGCTCATGAGATCGCTACGCTGACTAATGGGATTGCTTCTACGGCTAATATTATGTCCTATGTTCAGGAATTAAAGACTGATTATGTCCGTGAGCAATTTAATCGATTGACCGGATTGGAAGTTTCATTAACAGAGGATCCCGGGGAGCAGATTTCCGAGATGGTCAAAAAACTGACTTCCTTACAAGAAGAGCAAGTAATCGGAACCGACCGGAATATTGTCGAAATCCTTGAGCAAGCACTAACTGAACTGCTGACCGAGAAAAAAACAGAAGGCATGATCGGCGTACCCACTCCTTCAGGAAAACTAAATACCGAGTGTCGGGGTTTACGCAAGGGAGAATTAATCATTTTGGCCGGACGGCCTGGAATGGGAAAAACGGCTTTTGCTCTTTCGATTGTCCGGGTGGCTTGTGAGGCCGGGTTTAAGGTTGCTTATTTTTCGATGGAAATGAGGGCTACTGAATTAGCTAAACGACTTATCAGGTCGTTTGGAGATTATGAGGCCGGAGCCGGGATTATATCGGGTTATAACCTTCATCTTTTTGACCGGGGAGGGATTGACGTTAACTTCATCCGCTCGAATGTGAGGCTTTTAAAAGACTGCCAATTAGCGGTCGTGGACTACTTAGGGCTTATGAACGTAAACACAAGGGTAAAACGTGCTGAAGCCATCGGAGAGGTATCGAGGGCGTTAAAGGCGTTTGCGCTCGAAGCTGATATTCCTATTTTACTCCTTAGCCAGTTAAACCGTGATAGCGAAGGAAGGGGATCGGAAAACCATCGGCTTTCAGACCTTCGGGAGAGCGGGGATATTGAGCAAGATGCAGACAAGGTGTTTTTTATCACACGACCCGGAATGATCGGAGATGAGAAAATGAAAAACCCTGACGACAGAAGGATCACTATTCAAAAAGAGAAAGACCGAAACGGGCAAGCACCGAGGTTTTATAAACTACTGACAAACACAAACTTTACAAATTTTTACGATGAATCAGACCTTCCAAAAGGAACCCAGGAGTATCAAAACCATCTTGGAGGAAGCCAAAGAGACGCATTTTGAAGGAATAAACTTATATAAAAAGCTAACAATGAAAAGAGTTATAAAATTTCGGGCGTGGCATAAGGAAAATAACCAAATGCTGTATATGGGGTGGAATAAGATGGGTGGATTTTTTACTATCCCACAAATGCTACAATACGGAGAAGATGTTGACATCATGCAGTTCACCGGACTACTGGACAAGGCCGGAAAAGAGATTTACGAAGGAGATATAGTAAGGTTTAAACGGCCATACAGAAGTACACAAACGCACACCGGAAATAATATCCCAAATGGTAGTTACACGGAACCGATGGAGCCGGAAATAAGAACTGAGATTCATTTAGTTGAATTTGAAGAAGGTATTTTTGGAATTGAAAATGGACAACCGATATTTTCCGAGAAACTATCGCCTTTGACGTGGGAATGCGATACCGAGTTTAACGAAGAAGGATTAAGGTCATCAATAGCTTATGGCGGTAAAGATGTTTTTGATTGGCATAATGGTGAAGATGGCGACCTTGATTATTTACTTGACGAAT